TTTTGAACCTTCCGATGGAGTTTCCACCGAAGGTGTTTCAATGCCACCCGCCCAAACCCCGGCGGCTTTTACTGTGAGATATCCCTGTTTAATTGCAGCAATTAACTCACGCGATACATCTGAAATATCAGTATCAGGAAAGAGCCAGACCGATATCGTCATGTCCTGGTTATCGACTATCTGCATTCGCAGTCCGGATCCTGCTGTCGCCGCGTCAAGAATTGCTGGAAGCGAATCATTCCGTCCGTCCCAGTTATTAATCGCAATCTTCGCTTTAAGGATGACACGATAAGTTTCATCGCTGAGGTACATGTATCCGGAATCAGGATCGTATGGCCCCTGCCATACACCATGATCATATCCAAGCCCGTCGGTATCCCAGCTGAAATAGACACCTGAGATAGGCTGGCTGACAACACGGCTACGTCCGATCCACAATCCAAGAATGTCAAGTTGCACACCAACCGCAGAGTCAATATCAAATGCAGTAATCAGCCCTCTGGTGGCAGCCGCAACATCAATAAGCGGCCGGGTCATCAGATCAACATGTGCAAGAAATTTAGGTTTGGTGGCGTGGTAGTTCGTGATCAGTTCGGTGTATTTGCTCATGACTCCACCGTTATAACGATATTTTCCGGTGTACAGGACGCAGATTCGTTGTATCTGATATCAATGTTTGATGACGACAAAGCCCCCGGGGATTTCCCAATCGTCAGTTCCTGAATATCGTAATAGCGTGCATTCCCGCCACTCACCACGCCAAGATTCGCCGGTGAGTAAATGCGACTTAAAAGGACCGAATCACCAATCATCAGACTATTGATATAGTCGGAAATAGCCTGCTGGATCTGCTGCCCTATCTGTGAGGTATAACCCGTAAAAACTTTTAATTTAATCCGGGCATAAACAGGTACATCACTGGAACGCGAGAATTTGATTACATGGGGATTGCCGTATTTATCCGGAACCGTAACGGATGTTCTACCGTGAGTGGCTGTCCCCTGGCCTTTATTCCCTCTAATAGCCTGAGCAATATCCGTCACATCACCGCCATCCACAATTACAGCAACAGAGTGTGGCGGTAACCCGTTACCGTCCTCCGAACCAGTATCGTTTTCATAGAGTTTGTGGCGGGTTACACCGGTAACATTAGAAACAGCACCATCCAGTGCTTCAAATGGGGTTATTGATGGCAACGCAACACTTTGCGACTGGCGGATACGTAACTCAGCATCAGTTTCTGCCGGAGAGCCAACAGTAGCCGCAGCAGGATTAGTTACCGAAACCCAGCCACGGGTTGGCGTATTAATTTCAGTGATAGTTCCAGCCAGCGCCGCCACTGCACCACTGACGGAACATGTTGCGGTCGCCATCACTGTACCATCCACGCCGACCACCACTGAAGCAGGCAAACGCCATATCACATTATTACTGTCTTTCACGCTGCCATTAATGATGGTTGTTCCGGCAGTTCCTGTAAGAAGCAAATCAACCGTAGAGTTCGTCGCGCCTTTACGTGAAATACCATTTATTTTCACGTTACTGGTCAGTGCAGCCCCATAGCCGGTTGCCGGTGAAAAACAGTTGTAGACAGTTATCGCCATATTATTGGCATCATGAATCGCCAGCGCCGTCAGAGCCACCATCTGGCCGTCTTTGCTGTCCGGTTCGAGGTAGGCATCACTGCCATAAATCTGCTGAAAATAGCTAATCAGGGTGCTGAGTATCGTCTGATAATCAGGCGCACTGATCCCCTCCGCGGTTACCTTTGCAGATAAACCGAGAGAATCAAGGTTCAGAGCCATTACGCCTCCGATGTAACAGTCGTTATTCCATAGAGAGTGTCGATTTCAGCGGAAAACATGACACGTCGGGTCGTGGTATCCACCGTCGTATTGAAAGAGAGGATTGATTTAACGCCCCGCGTTTCCAGAATGCGTTTTCTGATCGCCAGGTTGTAAGTTTCCGGTTTTTGCCTGCCCAGCACGGACTGGATCCACGGAGTCCCCTCGGTGGTGTCGAGAAACCATTGCCCATACCACAATTCGAATCGCGTTTTTACCGCCTGCGCCACGGCCTCCAGTGAGTTAATCAGCCAGGTGTCATCACCGCTGCCAAAGGTGTAATCGCCATCGGCGTCTTCACGTCTGTATCGCATTAGTTTACCCCATCGGTATTGCTTCCACCGCGCTGAACACCGCCATGAGTGTGCGTATCATCGATTGGCTTGCCGTTAGCCTTAACGCTCCCCAAGAACTCAACAGCACCAGTGATTTTTGAAGCCACACCAGAAACAACAGACCCCACCATGCCCCCCATCCAGGTTAACAGGCCATGAATGGTTACTTTCTCAGAAAAATCAGCCAGAGGGGCAACCACATCAAGACCACCCGGGGCGACAATTTTAATTTTCCGGGTATCAGGATTAAGCTCAAAATAGGTGCTGCCGTCGTCACTACGCAACTGTGTGGCACTGATATTAATACCGCTAATCTTCCTCGCCTGCGACTGGGGACCGGCTATACAAAACGCATCCGATAAATCATGCATTCTGTCATCGACCGGCTCCTGTATCCCACCGCTCTGCCACCAGAAATCAATACAACGATCGGCAAAAACGACAAGACACTCATCCCCGGCTTTAACCGGAAAAGTCAACGTACAGCCTCCGCCGCGCGGAAATACCACTGGCACATCCACCAGCAACGGGTAATTTTTGGTAATGCGGTTACCGTCGTTATCCTTTTCAACCGAACGGATAGCTGGCTGTACAACCGCCGTCACCGCGTCGGGATCGAATGACTGAACAATGCCAGGCAAGGCGACACGGATCTGGTTCTTTGTTGTTTCCCGTTCAGATTTGAATGTTTCGGCAAGGTCGCCGCTGCGGGTCTGGTCAGATACTGCCATTTAGTAGGCTCCAGAAAGCAAAAAACCCGCCGGGTGGCGGGTTCATTATTGAAGTTTCATTACTGCTTGTTTGCTTCTAACGCTTCAGCTATTCGGCGAAGATACTCATTGTTTTTAAATGAAACCATGATGCACTCAAAGAATATTCGGCAAAATACAGCACATAACAAAAGCACTAAAGCGCCAGCAGCCTTCCCATTAACAAACGTTATAATGGCGGCAACAACCAGAAGTAACATTGTGATGCCATACAGAACGTTGATGATTTTTGGAGTTATTAATTTATCAAATCCGAACATGCGACAAATTCCTTATCGTGAAAGTAGAAGTACCACATTATAATTACGAGTGATTAATCAACAATCTTTTTGCATGGAAAGGAACCGATGATTTTCGGCGCATCCATGCTGTTCTGCAGCAGTTGGACATTCAGGAATCGCGTTTCGGTACCAGGGCGACGAATGTATTCAAAGCCGTAGTTGTTACCGTCTTTGGCAGGCATAAGCCCCATGTCTACTTTCAAACCATTGGTACCCAGTTCGGTGATTTTTTGAGAGGTAACTCTTTCACCGTTGATTGTCGATAACTCGCCCTGGTTTGCAACCATAGTGTAGCCACCGCATTTAACCGTGAAGCCATCCGCCCACGCGCTGCACGCAGAAAAGACAGCTAACAGAAAAATAATCCCCCTCATTGCTCATCCCCTTTGCAAAGCCGATTGCGTATACAGATCCGCCGCGCCACGCGCTTCGCACATCATATCCATGTACCACGCCTGGCCTCTTGTATCGCCACTGTACATAATCCCGCGCACAATATAAACGCCATCCGTTGCGATGCTGGCAGGCTGCGATGTGGTGCCGCTGAGCGTGATATTTCCGTCCGTGTTCTGGTCGGTGATCTGACCACCAGCCATCGCAATATCGTTGTTCGACAACGCGGTACGATAGACGGAAGCCTGATCCAGCTGAATGAGCCCGTTAACCCGGATGTTCGGATTAATAAGAGCGCGGACGTTTACGCCGTTGCCGATGGTCTGCTGCGGCATGCCAATAAGCCCGGTAGCACTGTTGAGCACAATCGCTTCGTGAACATATTCATTAGTCGCCACCATCTGGCGCTGACCGTCCACGAATTGCCATGTTGCGCCACATTGCCCGGCTACGTTATCCATTAGATGCCGCGTCATGCCAAAGAGCACCCGCCCCCGGGGGAATACAGTAGCAGGCATTTCAGGCGTCAGGCCTTCGGTCGCACCTTTGGCTTCGAAGTCTTTCATCAGCGCACGGTTCACATCAGCGACCGTGTAACCGGCAGCCAGCGTCTGTGAGGTTATACTGGTGGCAAAAGCCAGATCAGTATCTGCTGCCTGAATCAGGACGTAGGAATCAACCGGACTGTCTTTTCCTGTGACCGAGTAGCGAATTTCACCGCTGAAAATCAGTCCGTAGTTGCGGCCATCTCTCTGGCCCACGTCCGCCGCGTCAACTTCCCGCACGGTCCCTACGTCGCTTGCTGACACCTCCGGCGCGATACCGTCGTAACCGGCAATCAGACGCACTTTCGAAAATTCCTGCCCGGTGATTCGGTTCACAGTATCTGCCGAGAGGTTATAAATTTTGATAGTCCCTACCCGGGACGCGCTGCTGATGTTGAACCAGTCGATCGTAAAGGTGACTTTGAAATCACTTAGCTCAATTCCCTGACCGTTCCCGTCCACAAGCTGCAGCTCGAAATGTCTCATCCAGTTCTGTGACATGCTTACTCCGTTGATACCAGTAAATGACTGAGGCCGCCCAGATCAGTTTTCGTGGGATAATCCTGTGTGTTGTCATCGCAGACCACCACCAGCTTAAAACCAAGTCCCATACAGGCGTACTGCGCCAGCAGGTCAGCACCAGTGACGAGAGGAATACCGGAGATTACCGGCTCCCCTCTGTCGTTCTGCAGGTCCATAATCCAGTACAGATCGCGCCATATGATGCTAATCCGCCAGGTAACCCCACCCAGGACGATGCTGAACTGCTGGTTGTCCGCTGTCAGCGGAATTTCCTGAATTGTCATTAGCCGCCCCCCAGTAATGACGCCACGTTACCCGTGATGCTTTTCAGCAGTGAAGTATCTGGAGGCTTGGTGGTTTTGTTGCCGCTGTTCTGTACCGCCGACGTGCTGGCCCCTTCCTTCATGTTGGTTTTATCCGCGACGGTAATCTGCTGCGTCCGGGAGATAAGGACCTCCCTCAGGGTGAGGACGGCGGACAGGACGTTTTCGGTTGTCTTGTCCGTCGTCACTTCCAGCGCCCGGATCAACATGTTGCTGTACAGTCGTTTACCGGTTACCACATCGAAGGGGATACGGCTTTCCTGCAGATCCAGTAGCTCCTGATACGTCTGCTGAGGACTCAGGCCGAGCAGGCTGGTAGCCGTCAGATTACTGGCAAAATCCAGCAATGCGCCGCCACCGGCGAAACCAACCTCCATCACCACTTCTGACGGTTTTTTATAGGCATGATCAGCGACAGCGGCCCCAACCTCTACCGGATGCTCTGTTATTTCAAGCATATCTGTATGCTTCTCTGAAATAACAACACTGGGAACAATCATTCCTATTTTTCTGCTCTGCTGATGAAAAAGTGTAGAGAGAATATCCACTAACCCACCCTCACCTGATTACTTCGCATGACCTGAGCATTTGCAGACTGTTGCCGACGTGCAACCTCATTACCGACAGCGTGCGGATCTCCACCACCGTAAATGTGGTAGGTATTTTGCTGGTTAACCTCTGTCATTTTGCCACTAATTCCCGCCACGGCAGCCTTATTAATCAGCTCTCGAGAATAGATATTTCTTCCATTCTCATGCTGGATAATGCTGCTCATCAATGCTGACATGGTTTGCGGATCGCTCATATTCAGGGCAGCCCGGGGATCCACTCCCAGTCGTTGCGATACAGCCCTGATATACGCAGTTGTGTTGTTATTATCAGACGCAGGTGCCCAAGTAGAGATAATTTTCTCCACACTGTTTATTCCCCGTCCGGCGTACAGCATTAACTGACGAGCAAGAGCCCGTAATCCATCAAAAGCAGTTTCAAATCTGGCAAATCGCCCGCCCGGGCGTTCAAGAGAAGCCCCTGCCTGACCAGCAAAATTAAGGTTTCCCGGATTGTTATTCCGTTCTCCTCGTTTCGTAGCCTGTGCATATTGTTCCGGCTCATCATCACCAAACCAGCCGCGTACCGTCCGGCCCACACTGCGGGGATCGAATCCCCAGTGCTCTTTAATCCAGTCGGCAGTACTGTTAGCGCTGTCTGTAACCATCGGCATCGCTGACGGATTTTCGCTGCCCTGATTAAGTATCTGTTTGCCGATGATGACGGCATCAGCCCAGCGGCCATCTTTGATAGCGTTGAGCAGGTCGGCGATCATGTTCAGCATTTTGCTGAATTCGCCCATCTGGTCGATGAAGTTGCTGAAATCCCACTTCAGGGACCATGATTTTGGGTCAATATTGAGCAGTTTCGCCAGCGCTTTCGCCAGTTCATTAACAGACCCTTTCAGGTCACGAACCATCTTCAGCGCGGCATCGACCTCCGGCTTCCACTTGCCCCAGTCAATCAGGCTGTCGCCGCCTTCCTTCCAGGTCTGATAGTCCTCCCACAGAAGGGCAATCCCCGCCGCCAGCGCGGTAATGAGACCAATCGGCGACATCCAGAACGTACTGTTCAGAATGCGCAGCGCAATCGTCAGCGCGCCAAACAGCGAGATGAGCTCCCGCGTTTGCTTATCCAGCGATTGCCACCAGGTGATAAGGCTGGATGTTCCCTCAATTAGCCTGAAGAACAGCCGCCCGATGATGTCTCCGATCGCCAGAATGCCTTTTATGGCTTTCGTCAGGGTCTGCTCGATACGAGGGAAGTTGTCCAGGATATGGCGGCGCAGGGGGTCCAGCGAACCCGCAAGCCCACCCGCAAGATTAGAGCCGATTTTGTCACGGGCCATGCCTGCCATCGCGCCGAACTCGCGCAGGGAGGTCATGAATTTGTTGGAGCTTCTGGCCGCCTCGTCAGCATTGAAGCCGATAGCTTTCGCCATTGCGCTGTACTGCCCGGAGCCCCCCCCCCACACCCCGGCGCATCGCCATAAGGGTATTTTCGTCAATGCCCAGCATCTGCGCATACTGGTTAGCCCGGTAATACGGCATGCTGCTGAGCTTCTGGCCGACGCCCGTAAAGATAGCGGCCATGTCGCGCATGTTACCGCTGGCGTCACGGGTCTGTACCCCCAGACGATTCAGAAATCCCTCCGCCCCGGGGTTATTACGGATAAAACGGGCAAGGCTCTCCAGTGACCCGCGCGCAGCGTCCACGCTGCCGCCAACCTGCGAAACCGCATAGCCAATAGACTGAATTCCCTGGACTGTCGCGCCGGTGCGCTGTGACGCCCAGTAAAGATTATCCAGGCCGGAGGCGATCTTAGCCGTGAAGGCCACCACGGACAGCGCAGCTCCTTCAACGGCCAGTCCCATTTTGATGACATTTGCAGTTGTACCGGCGAGGACAGAACCGAACTTTTTCGCTCCTGCATCATCCACACTGAAGCCAAGCGAGACGAGGAAATCTTTAATAGTTTCAGCGTTCATTATCCTCTCTCCATTTCTCAATGCGCCGCTGGTTATCCGCTTTTACCGCCAGATGGTCATTCAAGAGAGCAATGTCATACAAATCGACAGAGCCATCTTTAAGTGCTGTATAGGGAATTAACCCGGCGTCAACCGGATTGAGAAGGTAGGACAGCCCGTCCGGCAGGCTGTTAAACGTCAGCCCTGTTGCAGGCTCTGCGTCGTGCTGGTAAGGGGTGTAGGCAAAAAATTTCCCAGCGAATCGGCGACCACCCGCGCCACCAGATGAAGCATGACCAGCAAGTCAATATCATCAAACATCAGTTCGCCCTGGGTAAATACCGGAACCCATCCGTCCATATGACGCCGCGACACCACCGCAAGACAGGGATGAATAATCGCATCGGTGTCATCTTCGGTCAGGGAAGACAGTTCCTCAGCGATACGCGGGAGCATGGTTTCAAACACCGGTTTTAACTGCTCGAATTTCACGGTGTCGATTTTGCCGTCAGCAGGCAAACGGGAGCGAATGCTCCCGAAATCTGACATCATTCCCGCCAGTACCGGCAGAAGTTTGCGGGTCACTTTCAGCTGGTCAAAAACGCTGAGTTTTGCCACGCGATATTTCACGCCTTTGATTTCGAATTCCATGCATTAAAACTCCCCGAGAACCTGGTCAATCTTGCCGCAGTCAAACACCCACGGCATCGTATTACCGGTTTTAGCGTTGGCGTTATCCGGTTGTTTCTGGAACGCAACACTGCGTGCCGTGATGATGTCGCCGCTGACCTTGTTGCGGATCACGATAACGTTATTCCCCCATGTGGCAGAAGACTGGCTCTGTGCGTTATACGCCAGCGACAATTTTTTATTTGTCGGTGATGTCTTCAGAAGGTTAACGGTAATCGTCCCGCTTTTATCTGCATGGAGACTGTGCATCACTTCGCCATCAGCACCGATGGTCATGGTGTTTTTAGGACCGCCCATCGCAACCACAATCCCCTCTTCAGAACTTGCAGAACCGTACCCGAGGTCAATCGAACCGGTCGGGCCGGTCAGCGTCGCAGTGACATCCATAAAAGAATAGGTAGACATTCACTTCCCCTTAGCGAACAACGTTAATCTGTACGTCAGCGTAATGAACCGCGCCTGCAAGTTTTATTGCAGCCTGAATCACCGGAGCCTTACGGGCTTCACGTTCTGATTGTGCCTGTTCATCCAGCGGCTGGGCGTATACGTAATAACCTTTGGGCAGCGTGTCACCTGATGACAACTGACCAAGGTCGCCACCGTTCCATACGCCCGGAGCAATCAGTCCATTCTGAACGGCCTGAGCCAGTGATTTTTCAACATTTGATAACAGTCGGGTAATACCGGCTTCAGTCTGGGGAACCTTCGTGGTGCTGGTATAAAGCAGGTTATAGAGGTTGGTCTGCACATAATTCTGTAACCAGTCCAGGCCGTGGCGTTCATCAAAGAAATCGCCGTTAGCCATCACTCCCTGCTGGAGGATAGCTGTATCATTCTGGTAGTACACGAACACATTGCAGTTTTTTGCATCAAGTGCCGATGCCTGGCTGACTGTCAGTGTTTCATACCCGACACCCGGCTCCTGCTTAAACTTGAGCGTAATCGCGGTATTACTGCCATTGAAATTAACCGTGAATGCCCGGCCAAATGCAGATAACGCAGCGTATTTACTACCCGATGAATATTGAATAAAACTGCGTGAATATCCGGCGGTTTTCAGTTTTGATGCCAAATCATCGCTGGATGCAGTCTGCAGGCATTTCTCATCGCTTGTCGTAATCGCCAGAATACGGCTTACAGAAGAGGATTCGATCGCCGCAGCCACTTTCAGCCAGTCTGCATCCGGAATATCTTCATCGTCTGCAATCCCCAGCCCATACCATGAAGTATAATCGAGCATGGCATTCACAGCCTGCTCCAGCGTCTCAGGCGTGGCCTGTTCGCTGTCTCCCTTCGTTTTCACCCAACGACCAACAAAAACCTCCTGAGGTTTCGGTGATTGAGAGAAAAACACCTGCGCAGCCTTATATTCTGGTGATTCCACGCCAAAATCTTTTCCAATATCTTCCGCGGCAGAATAACGGCGAATGCGCTCACTTACCGGAATGATTGTGGACGGGCCGAGAATGAGTAATGCACCAAAATTTCGCCCTGATGCTGCACGCGGCGACATGATCACATCAACATTAACAACGTTTGATACAGGCAAGCCCTGTGCCATAGCTTAATCTCCGAAAAAGATGACTGGTGCTTCCACCAGCGATTTAATACCGTACTCGCGCACAACCTTCCGGCGCAGACGCACCGTCATATCGTAGCGGCGGACCCATTGCTGATTAATAAGTTCAGGGAAGGGAGTCAGACCTGTGTAATCGCCAAGAGACAGCCCCAGCGCATTCAGTGCTGCGTTGTTCTGCGGTACAGATATACCGTCACGAAACCGGGACGCATACACCATCCCCGCCGGACCATAAAACGAAGCCATACACTCAATCGTTTCATGCCGCCAGAGCTGAGAGCCATCATCGGTCTGTCTGGTGAATGCCGGACTGTCATCACCTGACCATCCGATAACCCCAAACGCACACCAGTTCGTTTCAGCCGGTAGCAGTGGCGGTTGCTCTTTCTGCCAGCGCGGACGAACCATCCCGGCAGACAGACCGGAAACGTTACGCATCCACTGGCTTAACAGCCTGTCGAGCGCTTCGTCATAATCCGGATCGCCACTGGTTGGTATCAGCCATCCGCGCTCTGTGCTGGTGTTATTGCTCAACCGGAATTCCCCCATCAAACGGCAGCAACTCACAATGCGCCTGAACGAATCCGGCACCATACGCTGTATACGGGTCGACGAAAGTCACACGATAATCACGGCCCTGATACGTCACGATATCGGCATCACGGCCAGTCTGTCCCTGCGTCAGTCGCTCAGTCGTCACAATCAGAATTGCACCACTGATTACCTGCCCGGCCTGCATACGACGGTTTTCCAGAGAGCGATCAACAGTTACGACTCCGGCAAACTGCTTTTTAACTTCGCTGTCGCTGCCGATCCCGTCCTCATCCACCGTTTGCACACGGCGTGTTACCCACAAATTGAAGTCGCAAAAATCGGGGTCAAAAAGCACATCTGTTACATCAAGAGTCGGCATTTTTATCCCTCACAACATGGGTAATCGCTCTGCGATATTGCCCGGTGTCAATTAATGGTTTCGCCAGTTCGGTTCCCGGGGATTCGCCAGCAGCACGCCGGGCAAGTTCCAGTGTTGCCCCCTTGCGCCCCCGACGAGCCCGGGCTTCAACAGTACTGTCAGCAAGCGGCGTAAAGCCGGTAATGGTCATGTAACGCCTGACGCCATTAGCCGCCAGTGTTCCGGCACGGTTGAGTGCGCTTTCTGCTCCCGCAGCATTACCATCAAGTGCAGCCTGCGCCGCGACTTTGAGCTGCGGCACCGTCTGCTCTTCTGCCGATTTAACGCCGGGAACCAGGTGAGGTCGTGGCGGGATGTTCTGCTCTGGTGAGCCGTATTCGTTGAGGTAACCGATGCCCGCATTACCAAACGGAACATCATCCCGCCCGCTGTCTTCCGAAGGGATGCCGACCAGCACATCTTTTTTGGTTAACGACCTGAGCGCATCCAGAATGGCCTTAGCGTTATCCACCCTCGTTGTTACACCGCTTTTGAAACTCATAGCTGGCGACCACCTGCACCGAACATCGTGATCAACTGATAAAATTCAGCGCCATATCGGGTGTTATTCCAGAAACCTGCATCAGGATTCAGCGTCGCGCTGGTGTCATAACTGACGCTTACCTTATCCACGGACTTTGAGGACTGAACACCATTGGTTGAACCGCCCGGACCCCCAGCCAGCATCGCCCGACTGTCTGCCGCCCAGAGCGTCATGTAGTGCGCAACGAACAACCCGGCAAAGTACGGAAACAACTTTTTGCCGGTGACGTTTTCGCTCAGCAGTTCATCGGCCAGATTCAGACGAAACTGGATTTGCGCTTCGGGATATTTGGCAGGGTCAGCAAACTGCGGGAAGTCGCGGCGAAAATCACTTACCGCTGGCAGACTTTGATTCTTTGGCATTTTTTACCTCGTTACGCGCGTCTGTGGCTTTGCCAACGGATACTTCCGCGTGCGCACGAGTGAACCAGTGCGTGGCAACTTCTTCCTCCACAGCATGACGGCCTTTAACAAACTCGCTCCGTGAACCGTCGGGAAGCGTGAGCACAAACGGGGTATGTACGTGTATTACTGCATTATTTTTTGCCATCGGGTCATCCTTAATGGCCCCGCCAGGGGGCCATGTGGCTGTTAAATGCCATCAACGTACGAAATGGTTTCTTTGTACACTGGCTCAACCGCACCCAGCTTGCCGTAGTAAGTGACGATCTGATACAGACCGCGATACTGCACCGGCACGCTCTGAAGCGGAACCAGCGGGTAGCGGACGTATTTTTTATCGTTGGTGTACGCAACCATGCGATCCTTTTTCCCCACACCACGGCCTTTCAGCCATTTAACCGCGCGGATATTCAGCGGAACACCGTTCTGGTGATAGCTGATGGTGTTGGTCTGAAGATACGTCAACAGGGACTGGTTACCCGCAGATGAAACGATGATGCTGGACAACAGAGCAAACTGCTCAGGCGGGATCAGCAAATCACGCGGAACCACAGAGTAACCGGAAGCGGCCCACGCATCAGACAGCACCTGGTTAATGCTTGCGCGGATTTCGTCCGGTGTTGAGGTTGCCCACGTTTTAGCAGCGTTGTTGACAGGCACGCCGTCCAGGGTAACAAGGCCTTTCAGGTTTAATGCGGAATCGCCAACATATACCTGTTCATCGTTATCCATCTGCCATTTCAGTTGCATACCGTCATACTTCTGCGTATCAATCGGGCGGCCGACCTGCTGAGCAGCCTGCAATTCTATGACCGTCCAGCCAAGTTCCATCCCCCACAGGTTCAGCGGGTTACCGGATTTGCCGATATCCACGTTCACGCCAGCAATAGCGGTTGAGTCTTTGCCTACCCAGTTTTTGCCATTCGGATTTGCACCAGTACCCGCAGCGGCGAAGCTGGTATTCGTCCAGCTGGAAATGTCATCTGCGATAGAGACATCTTCACGCAACTGAATATCGCGGGTCCAGGTGTACCCCACCAGTGGCAGGTTCAGCGTCTGGTCGAGTCGCTCCAGCTCCCCGATGAGAAAGGCACCAGAGCTGTCAACGGTTGCCTGATCAAAAGTAATCATTCGTCTGTTCCTTAAATCTTCCAGGAAATTTCTGCATTGCCGTCAGCATCACCGGCACCTGTGAATTCAGCGTTGGTCAGCACCACGTTTTTGCCACTGACTGACGTGGACATGAATCCACCCAGCGGCACTTTGATGGATTCATCAGTGGAGACGACAACGTATACCGGGTCGCCTTTTTTGATGGTGCTGGCATCAAAATCAGAACCGAGATTAACGGTCACGTAGCCACGCTTCATGGCGTCGCCCGGGAAGTTCTTGCCAGTCCCCACCTGGCGAACCATGTCCGGCTGCGAAGTGGTCGGATAAGGGCGCACGTAGATCCCCTTCACCTTGTCTGCGGTATCACCATCTGCCAGCGGCACGAAAAAACCGTCATCATCGTATTTACCAGCCAGGCCATAGGCAGCGAAGGCGTTATCGGATTTAAGGACCACCGGTTCGACGGTTAAGTCCTGCGGGCGAGAGACAGCCCCGGCAATGCCAACAGGCATCCGGTACAGAAATACATTATTCATTTTTTACCCTTTACGGTTTGCCCAGAATTCAGCGTTTTGTTTGTTCAGGGAAGCGATACTGGTCATGCCCATGTTTAGGCGCTGTGCATCGCCGGTGGTGGCGCGGGTGTTTCGCCCTTTGGCAATCTCAGACACGGCATTAAACGCCATGTCGACCGATTGTTTCGGCAATTTGCGGATATCCGCATCACCGACTATCTGGCGAACCAGCGTTTTGTCAGCAGAAGCCAGAACCTCGCGTTTGAACGCGGTCGGTTTCATCTTACGGCTCAGATCGATACCCGGAACGATAACTTCGGCACGCCAGGCTGAGTCACCAGTAATCGTGGTTTCCTCTTCATCGTCCTCGCCGTCACCGGTTGGATTATCGTCAGGCTTATTATCGTTATCGCCCGTCGCATTTCCTTCCAGCTTAGCCAGCAGGGATTTCAGTAATGTTTTGAGGTCATCATCACTGTCGCCGGTTGGACCTCCGCCCATCTCTGGTGCTTTGTCCGGTAGTGGTTGCTGCGGGGACAGGTTGATGTTGAGATTAACGCCCTGCGGCAAATCCCCCTCATCTCCTGTAACCGATGCGGGAGCCGACTCCACCAGTTCGTTCATGGTGTCGGCATCTCCTGTCTTGATGGCTGCACGCATGCGGTTCCACCAGTTTTTCTTTTGATTTGCCATTGTGTCTCTGTCTCCAATTGCACAACGATTTCCGGCTCTGCCTTTGGGGACAAGAGCCACATGGTTTCCGGTAATATCGACCTGCTCGGCTTTACCTGGCTCGGTCTGCTCATACTCCGCGTCATAGCCGCACGACACTTCGCGCAGGCCATCTTCGATAAGCTGAATGGCGCTTTCGTCTTTGACGATAAGGTCAGCCAGCATCAAATCAGACTGCTCACCCGTCCCGCGCCGGACATTCTGGAGGTGCCCGACAGCAAGCTCTTTCCAGTTCTCGGGATTTACCAGCCGCACATTCCCGTTTTCATCTTCAGGATGCAGGATCGTGATGCTCATCCCTTCGAATGAGGCAAGCGTGGCCGGATGGAATACCTGCTCAGGAGAACGTGTGACGACTATTTCACCGAACTTATCGGGTTTCAGTTTTGGCAGGTCATCAGCACCATAGAGCTGCTTACCTGTTCGTCCTATCGGCACGTCTTTGCACAGCAACGAGCCGTCAGCCAGCTGATAGCGGGTTTCCCCCAGCCGGGTATTGAAAAAATATTTCATGTGTTACCTGCGATTCAGGCGGGATAAGAATGGGAGGAGGGAAAAACGATTTCTTTATAACAGCGACAATTCGGGAGCTCGCCAGCGTGACCGGTCATGCCATCAAGCGTTGGAGGTTTGCCCCATTCGACAAATTTACCTTCCATTTCCCGATGAGAATGCCTGACGTCACCATCTTCGGCTGTACGCCAGATATAACCATTCGAACCAATTGACAGCGCACGTGCCTGATCCAGCGCGCCGGTTGCACGTCCAAGTTCAGTACGGGCAATCAGGTCAGCTCTGGACTTTGCTATATCACCCGATGCTGCAATTTCTTTAGCAAAATGTTCTGCTCTCCCACCGGTCACAACAGCTTCTATCGCCCGATTCTGGATGTCGTACACCCTGTCAGCCGCCTCGAGGGGGAGCGATTTGATGTACTTGACCTGTTCGGCGATGATGGATTGCATCACCTGCCCTGGCGGGGCACTGTTTACCAGATTGCGTAGCTCACGGCTGATGGTTTTGCTGTGTTTACGCCACTGCTCATCATTCTTGCGCACAATATCGGCGGTAAAGTTTTCCGCGACCTTTGTCGCCCAGGGGGTGATGATTTCACTGTAGCGTTCCAGCGCCTCAATAATTTCCGTGATACTGTCATTTGAACCATCGTAGTGACCATTTACGATGTCCCCGACCGCCCGCGCTATCCTGCGTAGGCTGGTTCGATACCGGATTTCCGCCTGACGGTTCCTGCGGTTCGTCATCAGGTTCGCCGATGCCGGGCGGCGCTTCATCTTCGGCATTCTCGATGTCCTCGTCGGTAATGGATGCCCCGATGCCGGTTACGTCAGAATTTTCTCGCAAATCAGTCATAGCGGCTTTCAGTGTCATCAGACCATCACCCAGCGCTGTACTGATTGCGTTGGTAGTGTTTAACGCCACCGTTGAGCGATCGACATCAGACATTTGCCAGAGCGGGTTAAACTCAAACGTGAAATCGTCCGGTAGCGGCTTGCCAAGTTCCGAACGATGCATGATGTCCAGTATCCGCCGCACCGGAAGACGTAAACGTCTCTCCTGCAGCGAGCTTACCCGATCGTAATAGTTGGCAAGGTCTGCATCGCCGGTAGAAAATCCTTTCGGGGACTGTCCGAACAACCGCACCAGTGGGATACCAACAGCGCCACTAATCTGTTCTGCAAACTGCGAAAGGATGTCATCCAGACCACTGAAGCTGTACTGATGGGTTTCAAACTTATCCCGCGAGTCCATGAGCGTCATGCCTTCATTGCTCTGGAACTGTCGAATCAGGTCGATATTCTTCAGCAACGCTTCATACGCAGGACCACCAAGTGCGATAAGCTCGCGTAGCTTCTCCACGCTGTAGGTGCGCAGATGCGCCTTGTAGACCAGCTGCGCCGCGCCGACAGTAGCGCTGTCGAACGCGGTAAGACGATCCCAGATACGCTCTACAACCGACATTCCCCATTCGTTCTCGGTCATCTTCTGCTGGAATGGCAGCGTGACGCCATCAAAGCGAATCAGACGACTGTGATGAATGCGCCAGGCAGGAATTCCCGTTGCTGTGGTCACCACATCGTAAAACTCAGGTTTACCCAGGTCCGGCCCCATATCTTTAATGCGGCGGGTCAGCACTGGGTTAATCATCCAGCGGTCGAGCGGGAGAATCCCCTTAAACTTGCCTTCTCCAATGGTTTCGAGCCGCAGCGGGGTCATTGGTGCCTGCCCCTCAATCATGATGAAACCCACCGCGCCGCCATAGAGGCGCGACCATTTCAGCACGTCATTCAGCGCATCCCAGATTTGCAACTCATCCAGTTGTGATTCGAGAATGCCGCGATCTTTTGCATCAATTTCCGAAGTGATGCGAATGCCTTTGCGGGTCATATCATCCGGGATAGCATCGACCGCTTCGCCGATGATCCAGGACGAACGATAGGACCATTCCACCAGCATGCGGTTACGACTGGTGAAATTAGCCCGGTAGGTGGATGCTGAGTGCTGGTTAGGTGTCTGCATCCCTACGCGGGCAATAAAATTCTCATAACCATCAGCTGTGGCCTGCGCAGTTCGCCGCAGGGCTTGTTTGTTTCGTGCCATCAGGCCTGTCTCCCTAGCAGCTCCCAGATGTTCAGGGCTGAATTCATTGGGGCATAGTTGATCATCACCGAGTCGGCAAGGTTTGGCGACCGGGTTCCATCAGGCTGTTTATCAATAACGATTTTTCCCACACCATTAATGGAATAGGTCGGCTGCGAAAGCTCGATGATGAGTTTATCTTTGAGTGCCATGCTACTGCTGATTGAGATGATTTCGTCCGGGTTGTAGGCCATGCCCTCAACCACGGCACGGTAGGTGTTCTGGAAAAGTTTACGTAACCGCCACCAGCTCTGGGCTTTGGCGTTAGCGAAGAAGTCCTTGTTCAGACGTGCGGCTTGCCCGTTGTCCCCGCGAACAGCTTCATCATCCGGATCAAATACCGCGCCACTACCTCGAAACGGTGTGGCGAGTATTGACGGTCGGCGCGCAGCGTTACGCAGTTCGTTGATAGCGCGTGCATCGCCGCGAACGCCAGCGCCCAGCCCGTCCTCATCAAAGCGAAACTCTTCGAGGTTGTCCTGTTCGCAAAAACCGAAGACCTTCTCGACGGACTGATAAATGTCGCTGCCCACACCAGACCATTCCCGCACATTTTCCAGGAGGAAGCCATGACGGGTGGAAAAGGCATTTTTGTCCCTGCCTTCGTCGGCGACATCCATCGCGCCAAGTCGTTTGCCTGTTGGCTGGATCCCCAGTTTGATATGCGCATCAACGGCAGCCTGTACCCATTCGGATGGAATCAGGACGCCTTCCGCTGATGCGCTGTAGTTCAGATCAAGTTCCTGTGCCACCACCACCGGATTATCGATTTTCTCGCATTCCCTGCGATACCACTCTTCATCCTTGCGAGGATCATCCCGCCAGTGGAATGTGAATACCGGTATCTTCCCGCCATGACGCTTCTGAGCGAACGGGTTCGCCATGCCATTAACTGAACTCAGGTCAATACGGCAACGCGTCGTTTGTGACAACGCCGCATCAATCAGCAGAGGACGCTGAAGGAATGCAGCCTCATCAACCAGATAAAGCGTGGTACGGTCACCACGACCAATATTATCGCCAGCCTCGCCTTTGATAACGGCACCAGTTTCAGGAAACTCAACACGCATATATGGCGCGTGCTTCTTCTCGCTCCACGAACCGCGAAACTCTACAGGTAGTGTTTCCACGAACTTGCGCGCCTTCCAGAACAATGCTTTCGGGTCACCGGTGCTGTCGACGTATTCCTCTTTACGGGAGCCGAAACCGATAACCATTCCTTTGTTGAAGAGACAAAGCGAGCAGGCCAGTCCGATCGCGGTCCAACTGAGCCCCATTTCACGGGATTTTTCGGTAATACCATTCTCCCGATTACCCCAGCGTTCCATAATCCAGTGGATCCACTCCTCCTGCTTAGGGAAGAGTAAAAACGGAATGGTCACCGGCAGGCCATAATCAATATTACGCGGGTCCGTTGTCATGCCCCAGTCGATGATGAACTGAGCCGGATTGGTTCGGTAAAACTGCTTCAACACGGGCAATATTTCAGGATTCTGGCGAATGCGCTGTAGGCGTTCCATCCGCCATTCAAAAACCATCTGGTAATCAGGATGTTTAAAATCGAAGGGGAATGGTAACGGCATACTTAGCCCATCATTTTTCTATACGCCTCTGCAGCCTGCTCCGGCGTTAAGTTGGTAATTTCTGTTCTGACTGGTCCTCCATCAGCGCCAGTCACTTCATTTTTGACATTGTCTTTAAACGCCTGAACAGAAACATGACGCCCAAGCAACTCAAGATTTTTAACCTTATCAGGCCATTTGATTTTCTTCAGAAGTGCGGCGCTATCTGCGGATACCATCTCCACGACATCCATTCCTGATAGCGTTGTGCGCCATACCTTAGGCCAGTCTTTAATGGGTTTTAGCTCACCGTTTTGCAGGAGAATGTCAAGCACATCCATCTGGTCGATTTCAAGAAGGCGATTAAGTACATATTCTGCATTAATACCAACAAGATCATTGCGTTGCGCTTTCAGTTCAGCGATTCTTAACTTGATGTCAGGTTTTGACATGTTTTCGGACGCAGTACGGTTGGCTGTCTTTGCGCTGTACCCCGCCCGAATAGCCGCTTGTGTGGCGTTTAAATCGATGAGGTACTCGCGACAGAACATTTCTTGTTTGTCGGTGAGTGCCATGGCAAAGTCTCAATTGGATTGAAAATGAGTGATTTATTACTAATTAAAAACTGGTTAATTGACCATCATACACTATCAATTTTCTTTGGTTTTTTATCGGCTGGGTTATGGATCAAATCAGCAACAGCCAAAGTCAAAACAGGTAGAAGCACCGTTGTAGCAATTACATTTGATGATCCCCAAAAAAATGTAGATCTTCACGAATTTTTCTTAACTGCGCGGTTACAGTCTAAATATAACTCATATGCAGCTTTCGCTGCTGCTGCAACTGTGATTTTGCAAATGGCTGGCTATTAGAAAGCCTTAACCACGATATTATTTACCTTTATCAATATCAGTTAACGGCTCAAAGTGTAATGGTTCCACATTCTCCTAATGGAGTTATTCTACTCGCCCATCTCGGTAGCCGGCTGCATAAAGCCATTAACCAGCTCACGCTGACGTCGTGACATCTTACCCGTAAAGGTTTCGCCTGTTTGGGTGGTTAACATGATTTGGTAGATGTCGGACATTGAGAACCTCTTTATCCGCTTGTTGGGATATCAGTTAAGTTATCCCGTGTAGGGTATAAGCCATTATCAAAGCCACTCGGCATGGAGTGGCTTTTGTAATAGCAATAAAAAAACCGTCCGGAGGCGGCTTGTGTTAAATCCCCAAGAGAGGCTTAAAGTCATTTAGCTTCTCTGCTTTAATAACAAATCCGAGATTCATTGTAATTTCAGAACGCACAACTGGTGTAGCGACTGTTGGTACGTCAATAATTTCAATATTCCCGCTAACATTCGTTACTGGCCCTGCATACAACAACCCAAGGAAAATTAATCTCTCCCCCATAGCAATACCATCATTAGTAGCATATGAGCCTTGGTTCATTATATAAACGGGAGAACCGCTAGAACCACCGAAACAAGCCATATCAATGAGGAATTCAGGCTTACCCTTCCAGTTTTCCATAGGTGATGATGCTGTGATGCCTTTCCTGGTAACAGGCCTATTGTTTACAGAATCCCATAATCCATTTGGATATCCTGTCATGTAAACATCTTCGACAGGAGTAATGTAATTGTTACCACGCATCTGACGATCTGTGAAAAAGAAGAGTTCTGGGCTAATGCCACTTTTCTCCATCTCATTCAGCAATCCAGCGATAGGCAATATGCATATATCAACATTATCATCAGGGTGCATAATGAACGCATTTGCCCCCTCTGAAATTGTTAGGTTATAAAATTTTATCTCAGGATTTGCGCTGTCGGTAATGTTTAGACGTAGTCTAACTTCTGTTGCCCCGTTAACAACATGCTTATTAGTTACCAAGAGTGGAACAATATCTTCACCACCTTCCATAACAAAGCAAAACCAGAAAGCAGTTCCTACCGAGGTTCCCTCTGGAGTATCACTTTCAACTCTAAGTGTAGACTTATAAATATCTTGACTGACAGACATATCCGTAACTCCCATGTTTAAATAGGGGATAAATATAGCATCAATCACATAAGAATTATCTGATCTGTTCGATGTATTGACCAAAGATATAAAGCTTCTTCATGGCAGCAAAATAGTCTTCTACAGAGAGGTCCGAGACTCTTCAATCTTCCTGATACTAGCCTTATCGATGTTGCACTGACCCAGCGCCGATAGCAGGCTAACATTCAGCTCCAGACTGGCCCCATAGGTCAGCGGTTCGGGAATGGCTGGCTGTTGCGTCTCAGCTGTCAGGTTTGCCGGTAGAGGCACTACCGATACCGGTACGTAAACTGTCCGCGAATTGCCGCAGCCGGTGAGCAGTTGCAGGAGGCACAGGCCGATGAGCGCAGTCATCATTCTCAATAGCCACTTTGATATCTGCTTGGGCTCCCTGTGACTCCAGTGTGATCTGGTTCTTTGCATCCTGGTTGGCCTCTGCAATGGCGTTGATGATGTTCACAGACCGAATGACGTTGGCGGTGATCGCTTCGGCGGCGTTGGCGTTCTGCTCGGCAGCATCTGCGCGTAGCCGTTCCGCCTGATACTTATCGTGATAATGGCTTGCTGACCAAACGATGACGCCCAGTACGCTCAATGCGAACGCGAAGATAATTATCTTGTAGTGGATCTTCATTGCTTCCCCCATAAACAGACTTCACGCTCAATCTCACGACGAGTCATGAGACCTTTCCATTGCTTACCGCCAGCGTATGTCCAGCGCCGTAGCTGATCACATGCGCCTTTGATATCGCCCTGGTTTATTTTGCGAAGAAGCGTCGATGTTCTGAAATTTCCAGCACCAACGTTGTAAACGAACGAGTAAAGAGCGCCGCGCGTTGTTTCCGGTATATCGACTTTGATGTACGGGTTAATTTGTCTGGCGACAGTGGCAAGGTCTTTATTCAGGAGGGCTTTGCATTCTGCTTTGGTATACGTTTTACCGAGCATAATGTCTTTTCCGGTATGCCCGTAACATACAGTCCATACACCAACGATATCTTTATATGGTATGTAGCTGACGCCTTCCAGACCATCGTTACCACTTGGGCCAGTGATTAACACAGATGCTATAGCAATAGCCCCGCCACCAATAGCCGCAGCAACGGCTTTTCGTAATGATGGAGGCATTATTCACCTCTCGCAGCCTTTCTTCTGTCTTCTCTGATTTTGAAGTACAGATTTGTCAGATAGGTGAGAAAGCCCAACACAAGGCTTCCAAGCATCCCAATCGCAGCCCACTGTGATGGACTGACCTGATCCAACCACTGCAAAAACCAGTATCCCGCACTACCAGCGGATGTTCCGTAGGCAATGCCAGTTGAGATTTTGTCCATTGATTTCATAGCAACGCCTCCGCCAGTAACGGATTGCGTAGTTCTTATATTGGGAAGGGAGAAAAAGAAGACCGCAGCATAACTATCACTGATGAATTCAGGACATCCAGTGGCTACGGCTCAGTTATGGTGCTGGTTAACGGACTTGAACCGCTACCCATTCGCTTACAAGGCGACCGCTCTACCATTGGAGCTAAACCAGCATATTTGGCGGGACAGCGTGGACTCGAACCACGATAAGAAGGTTAACAGCCTTCCGTAATGACCTTTATACGACTGACCCAAATAAAAAAAGCCACCGTTGCAACTTAAGAGTCACTAACGGCAGCTTATGCGAATAGTGTTGCTCATTTGCTCAATGATGTCAACACGTTCTATGCTACATGTTTAATTTTCTCTACACGTTTCCGGTTTTTAAACGCACTATCCAGAACCGGGTAAATCATAAACAACGAGGCATTGAGGATTTCGTCAACTTCCCGTCGACAGGTTGCGAGCGATGGTTTTTGAATGCGCCCGCCGCCCCGGCATAACATCTTGCGAGGTCTTGCGACGCGATGATAGTAAGATGCAATGGCGTGCTTGGAAGAGCCGTGGGCGTAGTAGCTGAGGAGGATGCCAAAGGCTTTCTTGTCAATGTACATGACGGAATCGACGACCTGAGAAATCAACATTCCATCATCATCATTACACATTGGCCTTGTCATAACTCTTCCCGGCTCTACGCTCTCCATGAACTTCGCTATTACGCTGCTCATGCGCTTTTCCAGACGACCTGAATAAACCCATGCGCCCCACAGTTCAAGCCAGCCATTCAGCCACTCATGCTGTTCTTTGGTGAGGTTTAGTTCTCTTATGCCCACGCGCCTTCTCCCTGTACCTGAATCAATGTGAGATTTCCGCAGAACACTGCCCCAGTATCGATATACATCTGGTTGGCAAATTTGAGTGGTTTCACTGCTGGCGTATGACCAAAGATGAACGTGTCCGCGCCTTTAATTTCTTTCACGATCCCGTCTTGTGAGTTGCCGATTCGTTCGCGGTTCCAGATTACCTGCTGAGGATCAACTGGCTTTCCAAATTCGTATTCGTTACAAGGATAATCGGCGTGGCAAATGACATATTTTTTATCTTTGCTCACCAGTTCGATGATTAACGGAAGTTCTTCTGCTTTATGGGCAAGAGCTTTAGCCAGAATCTCTTTGTCGTAATCGAGATTGAAGAACCAGACACCGCCATTAAGCAGCCAGTGATTAACGTTTCCACGCTCTGATAAGCCATCAATCATCATGTGCTCATGGTTTCCACGTACAGCTCTGAACCAGGGGAATGTGATTAATTCCAGGCATTCAACGTTCTCTGCACCACGATCAACCAAATCGCCCACCGAGATAAGCAGGTCTTTTTTGTTGTCGAATCCAATCGTATCCAGTTTGTTCATCAGGTTCGTGTAGCATCCGTGCAGATCGCCAACTACCCAAATATTTCGGTATTTGCTGCCATCAATTCTTTCGTAGATATTCATGCAGCCTCACTTCTGCTGTTTCGCAGTTTTTTAAGTTTCTGTTGATACTCCGCCTTGATGGCCCTGCACTCTTCGACAGTCCAGCGATGGCGGTTATGGTTTGATTCGATTTCGTCTACTGCTTCCTGCCCGATGCGGTTAATCAGTTCGACGCGATACGGAACGAGATTTCCGCTTTTATGTTGGTTGCATACCACGCATTGCTTGTGAATATTGCGTTCATCAAATCGGAGTTGAGGCGCCGCAGCAGTTGTCCGGTAATGCCCGGCATCCCACTGAGCAGACGTGAGCGTTCCGCACGAGATACATGGTAAGTCGCGGTCTCTTTCTCTGATGAAGGCGTTTACGGCTTTTTGGGCTTGTTTAATCCAGTAACTGCGGGGCTTTAAGGCGAGTTTTCGAATCTTAAGTTTATCTTTCTGTTTCTGCTCCTCTCGTCGTCGTTTCTTCTCTGCTACCTTTTCCGCTTTTTCGCGTTCTTTGCTTCGTCGTTCGAGTGCTATCTTGGTTCCACACTCTGGAGAGCACCACCACTGATTAGCGAATGCAGGGTGAAACCATTCCCGACATTCATCGTTTTTACATCGTCTTCGCGCTGGTTTAGCCATCATCTTCTTCCTCGTGCATCGAGCTATTCGAATCGCTCATCAGCTCTGCGCAGCAGTGCTCACACACGTGAACTTCCAGCACATGCAGCTTCTGACCGCAGTTAGCGCACGTTAAAGCTCGCTCGACGCTTTCTTGTTCGTAACTTCGATTTTGGTCAATCCCCTTGTTTTCCTCGCACGATGTCTTAGCCACCGGATATCCCACAGGTGAGCCGTGTAGTTGAAGGTTTTTACGTCAGATTCTTTTGGGATTGGCTTGCGTTTATTTCTGGAGCGTTTCGTTGGAAGGTATTTGCAGTTTTCGCAGATGATGTCGGTGAAACTTCGTCGCTGTCGTCTCATGCCGCCCTGTCTCCCCATCGCGCTTTCCATTCCAGAGCCAGTCGCGCTTCGTCTGACCACTTAACGCCACGCTCTGTACCGAATGCCTGTATAAGCTCTAATAGCTCCGCAAATTCGCTTACACGCATCCTGCTGGTTGACTGGCCTATTACCACAAATCCATTCCCGGCAAGGTTAGGAACAACATCCTGCTGCTTTAATGCTGCGGTAAACACACACTTCCAGCTTTCTGCATCCAGCCAGCGACCATGCCATTCAACCTGACGAGAGACGTCACCAAGGCAAGCCCAAAGCTTTCGATTCTGGTCTAAGCTGCGGTTGCGTTCCTGAATGGTTACTACGATTGGTTTGGTTGGGTCTGGAAGAATTTGCTGTACCGCGTGAATAGCGTTTTGCTGATGTGCTGGAGATCGAATTTCAAAGGTTAGTTTTTTCATGACTTCCCTCTCCCCCAAATAAAAAGGCCTGCGATTACCAGCAGGCCTGTTATTAGCTCAGTGATGTAGATGGTCATCTTTTAACTCCATATACCGCCAATACCCGTTTCATCGCGGCACTCTGGCGACACTCCTTAAAAATCAGGTTCGTGCTCATCTTTCCTTCCCGTTCTTCCTTGGTAGCAAACCGGTAATACACCGTTCGCCAGACCTTACCTTCGATAACCAGAAGACCTGCCCGTGCCATTTTAGCCGCGGCCTGATTTATGCTGGTTACTGTTGCGCCTGTTAGCGCGGCAACGTCCGGCGCACAGAAGCTATTATGCGTCCCCAGGTAATGAATAATTGCCTCTTTGCCCGTCATACACTTGCTCCTTTCAGTCCGAACTTAGCTTTGATTTCTGCGATCTTCGCCAGAGCCTGTGCACGATTTAGAGGTCTACCGCCCATGACAGGAAGTTGTTTTACTGGTTCAGGGATCGCCTCACCACGGTTAATTCTCGCAGTCATATGGACAAGCTCATCTGCGGCCTTACGGCGTAATTCCGCATCAGTAAGCGCATTGGCCCGCATGTTCTGATACAGGTTGGTAACCAGCCAGTAGTGCGCGTTTGATTTCCACGGATAAGACTCCGCATCCGGATACAGGCCTCGCTTCCGGCAATACTCGTAAACCATATCAACCAGCTCGCTGACGTTTGGCAATCCGGCGATAACGGATGCTTCTTCCCGGCACCATGCAACAAACTGCCCGGGTGATGGCAGAAATGGTCGATTCTGCCGACGGGCTACGCGCATTCCTGCGTTAACCTGTTCCATTGTGGTGATCCCGTTTTCCCGGAAAGCCAGAACCCACTGGCGGCGGATTTCGTTCAGTTCGTTCTGGTCACGGTTAGCCAGGCTCGCCGGGAAAGTTGCCAGTAACTGGCTGAACACACCGTTGATGATCTGCGCTACCTGCTGTACCTGAGGCTTTTCGTCGTACTGTTCCGGCATGTTGTTGGCGATCCGACGCATCTGCTCACGGTCAAAGTTAACCATCTGTGCGGCGATGTTTTTCATAGATCCACCCCGTAAATCCAGTCTGTGTTTGTCAAGTCGAGTTTTGGTTTGCTGGCTGTCACGGCTGCCTGTTGCTTGTTACGGTTGATTTCGAGCTGGGTCCACTTGTCGCGGAGTTTGGCCGGGCTAAGCACGTTACCGGACCAGAAGTTGTCCTGGCATGCCCAGCGGAACAGTACACACATGTCGCGATGGTTACGTCCGTCACGTTCACGCATCAGGCGGATATCGTTAGCCCACCCAGCAAAATTCGGTTTTCTGGCTGATGGTGCGATAGTCTTTACCATGTCAAACATCCACTCTGCGGCGGTCAGGTCTTCTGCTGTCCCCCACTTGCTGCCGCTCTGAATTGCAGCATCCGGTTTAACCACAGAAAGATCGTTTTCTGGCTGGTCAGAGGATTCGCCAGAATTCTCGGACGAATAATCTTTTCTTTTTTCTTTTGTAATGGTGTCTTTTGTGTCCCCCTGTTTTGAGGGATAGCAATCCCCCAATTTGAGGGATGTTTTATCCCTCGTTTTAGGGGATTTTCCCTCGTTTTGAGGGATACACCATTCTGAGATGTTTTTATTTGGTCCAAACATGCCGCCTTGCTGCTTGATAATATTCATTCTGACGAGTTCTAACTTGGCTTCATTGCACCGTTTGACAGGTAACTTTGTAATCTCGCTAAGTTGAGAATCGGTGATTCTGTCCATTGGTTTATTCCACCCATAGGTTTTACGCAGAATGGCAAGCAGCACTTTAAACTGTCGCTTGGTCAGATCTGCGCCTGAATAAGCCTCAAGCAGCATATTTGATAGTCTGGCGTAACCATCATCGAGATCTGCCACATTACGCTCCTGTTTGGCAAAGTTACCTCTGCAGAAGTTGAGTATTTTTGCTGTATTTGTCATAATGACTCCTGTAGATTGATCCAGTAATGACCTCAGAACTCCATCTGGATTTGTTCAGAACGCTCGGTTGCCGCCGGGCGTTTTTTATTGGTGAGAATCGCAGCAACTTGTCGTGCCAATCGAGCCATGTCGTCGTCAACGACACCCCATTCAAGAACAGCAAGCAGCATTGAGAACTTTGGAATCCAGTCCCTCTTCCCCCTGCTGATCTGCGACTTATCAACTCCCACAGCTTCCGCTGTCTTCTCAGTTCCAAGCATTGCGATTTTGTTAAGCAACGCACTCTCGATTCGTAGAGCCTCGTTGCGTTTGTTTGCACGAACCATATGTAAGTATTTCCTTAGATAACAATTGATTGAATGTATGCAAATAAATGCATACACCATAGGTGTGGTTTAATTAGATGCCCTTTTTCAGGGCGGGGATGGGTAAGAGCGGGAATGTCTTAAGCGGCTTTACCGCGTTTAGTTCCGTACTGTAACCAAACCGGATCACAGTTAAGCGCCATAGCTATCTCAAACAAGAAGCGCGGTCGCTTGGTTACTCCAGCTTCAATCAGTTGAATTGATTGCTGTTTAACACCGGCTTTGGTTGCCAGTTCGGTTTGCGTCATTTTTAACGCAATTCGCCTCTTCTTGAGGCGTTCAGAAAGAGTTTGCATATCGCCTCCATCAACAAACTTTCTTGTATTTTCATACAATGTATCTTGTTTGTCAAATACAGTTTTTCTTGTGAAGATTGGAGGTAAATAACAGAGGTGGCTTATGAGTATTTCTTCCAGGGTAAAAAGCAAAAGAATTCAGCTTGGACTTAACCAGGCTGAACTTGCTCAAAAGGTGGGGACTACCCAGCAGTCTATAGAGCAGCTCGAAAACGGTAAAACTAAGCGACCACGCTTTTTACCAGAACTTGCGTCAGCTCTTGGCGTAAGTGTTGACTGGCTGCTCAATGGCACCTCTGATTCGAATGTTAGATTTGTTGGGCATGTTGAGCCCAAAGGGAAATATCCATTGATTAGCATGGTTAGAGCTGGTTCGTGGTGTGAAGCTTGTGAGCCCTACGATATCAAGGACATTGATGAATGGTATGACAGTGACGTGAACTTATTAGGCGATGGATTTTGGCTGAAGGTTGAAGGTGATTCCATGACCTCACCTGTAGGTCAAAGCATCCCTGAAGGTCATATGGTGTTAGTAGATACTGGACGTGAGCCAGTGAATGGAAGCCTTGTTGTAGCCAAACTGACTGACGCGAACGAAGCAACATTCAAAAAACTGATTATTGATGGCGGTCAGAAGTACCTGAAAGGCCTGAATCCTTCATGGCCTATGACTCCCATCAACGGGAACTGCAAGATTATCGGTGTTGTCGTAGAAGCGAGGGTAAAATTCGTATGATCAGGATTGCAGCGCTACTCACAATACTCTTAACTACCAGCGCCAATTCTGAATGCTGGATTGTCACAAACCTGCACGGGTACGGGGCAATGAATGGCGAACGTTACGGATTTACAAAAGACAGCACGGAAGATTCCGTTTTCCACGTAACAATTAATGGCGATAAATCATCGGTTTATGAATCAGTCTCTGGCGTCTATCCAGAGATGAAATACACTGCTTTGTCATCGAACACTATGGTAGGGGAATACCTGTCAGGAGGAGGAATAACTGTTGAAACTTGGTCAATCACTACAGACAAAAAAGCTCTTTACTCCAAAGTAATGAATATCCCAGGCATGCAACAACTTACATCAACCAAATCCTTTGTTGGTGATGTAGTCGGAACCTGCAACCAGTAATCCCCACCTCAATCTCAATAACCAAAAAACAAACTATTTTCCGTTTAAAAACAATGGAGTTTGTTTTGCACACTTCTTTTTACAATATTTCTTGTTTACAGCATACAATTTTTCTTGTAATTTTAAACCATCAGCAGGACGCACTGACCACCATGAAGGTGATGCTCTTAAAAATTAAGCCCTGAAGAAGGGCAGCATTCAAAGCAGAAGGCTTTGGGGTGTGTGATACGAAACGAAGCATTGGCCGGAAGTGCGATTCCGGATTAGCTGCCAATGTGCCAATCGCGGGGGGGTTTCGTTCAGGACTACAACTGCCACACACCACCAAAGCTAACTGACAGGAGAATCCAGATGGATGCACAAACACGCCGCCGCGAACGTCGCGCAGAGAAACAGGCTCAATGGAAAGCAGCAAATCCCCTGTTGGTTGGGGTAAGCGCAAAACCAGTTAACCGCCCTATTCTCTCGCTGAATCGCAAACCGAAATCACGAGTAGAAAGCGCACTAAATCCGATAGACCTTACAGTGCTGGCTGAATACCACGAACAGATTGAAAGCAACCTGCAACGTATTGAGCGCAAGAATCAGCGCACATGGTACAGCAAGCCTGGCGAACGCGGCATAACATGCAGTGGACGCCAGAAAATTAAGGGAAAATCGATTCCTCTTACCTAGTTACTTAGATATTGGCCTTGGCTTTATCTCAATATTATATGGATCATAGCTGGCAACTAATTCAGTCCAGTAAATATCCTCAATAGGGAATAATATATGCTTCCCGTTCCATCGGGAAAAAGTTTTGTTCAACACACCAAGCTCAATCAACTCACTAATGTATGGGAATTGTTTTGATGTAACCACATACTTCCTGCCTTCATTAAGGGCTGCGCACAAAACCATAGATTGCTCTTCTGTAAGGTTTTGAATTACTGATCGCACTTTATCGTTTTGCATCTTAATGCGTTTTCTTAGCTTAAATCGCTTATATCTGGCGCTGGCAATAGCTGATAATCGATGCACATTAATTGCTAGCGAAAATGCAAGAGCAAAGACGAAAACATGCCACACATGAGGAATACCGATTCTCTCATTAACATATTCAGGCCAGTTATCTGGGCTTAAAAGCAGAAGTCCAACCCAGATAACGATCATATACATGGTTCTCTCCAGAGGTTCATTACTGAACACTCGTCCGAGAATAACGAGTGGATCCATTTCTATACTCATCAAACTGTAGGGGTTGTAATAGTTTATCCGATTTCTCGCTGTAGGGGTACACGAGAACCACCGAGCCTGATGTGGTTAAAAGACAGGCACAATCTTTACTACCGCAATCCACTATTTAAGGTGATATATGGAAGAAGAATTTGAAGAGTTCGAAGAGCATCCTCAGGATGTGATGGAACAATACCAAGACTATCCGTATGACTACGACTATTGATAAAAATCAATGGTGTGGACAATTCAAGCGATGCAATGGATGCAAGCTGCAATCGGAATGCATGGTTAAGCCTGAAGAAATGTTTCCTGTAATGGAAGATGGGAAATATGTCGATAAATGGGCAATACGAACGACGGCAATGATTGCCAGAGAACTTGACAAACAGAACAACAAGGATGCCTGATGGTAGCCTTTATCTTTGGCATAAACAACAGAATAAACACTGCACTGTGTATTCATTCCAACGAGTGAATACACGGAGCAATGTCGCTCGTAACTAAACAGGAGCCGACTTGTTCTGATTATTGGAAATCTTCTTTGCCCTCCAATGTGAGGGCGATTTTTTATCTATGAGGATATGAATAGATGTCAAACATCAAAAAATACATCATTGATTACGACTGGAAAGCATCAATAGAAATTGAAATCGACCATGACGTAATGACAGAGGAAAAACTTCACCAGATTAATAATTTCTGGTCAGACTCTGAATACCGACTCAATAAACACGGCTCTGTATTAAATGCTGTATTAATCATGCTGGCGCAACATGCTCTGCTTATAGCAATTTCAAGCGACTTAAATGCATATGGTGTTGTGTGTGAGTTCGACTGGAATGATGGAAATGGTCAGGAAGGATGGCCTCCAATGGATGGTAGCGAAGGAATAAGAATTACCGATATCGATACATCAGGAATATTTGATTCAGATGATATGACTATCAAAGCCGCCTGAGCGCGGCGTTACCGCATACCAATAACGCTTCACTCGAGGCGTTTTTCGTTATGTATAAATAAGGAGCACACCATGCAATATGCCATTGCAGGGTGGCCTGTTGCTGGCTGCCCTTCCGAATCTTTACTTGAACGAATCACCCGTAAATTACGTGACGGATGGAAACGCCTTATCGACATACTTAATCAGCCAGGAGTCCCAAAAAATGGATCAAACACTTATGGCTATCCAGACTAAATTCACTATCGCCACTTTTATTGGCGATGAAAAGATGTTTCGTGAGGCCGTCGACGCTTATAAAAAATGGATATTAATACTGAAACTGAGATCAAGCAAAAGCATTCACTAACCCCCTTTCCTGTTTTCCTAATCAGCCCGGCATTTCGCGGGCGATATTTTCACAGCCATTTTCAGGAGTTCAGCCATGAACGCTTATTACATTCAGGATCGTCTTGAGGCTCAGAGCTGGGCGCGTCACTACCAGAAGATCGCCCGTGAAGAGAAAGAGGCAGAACTGGCAGACGACATGGAAAAAGGCCTGCCCCAGCACCTGTTTGAATCGCTATGCATCGATCATTTGCAACGCCACGGGGCCAGCAAAAAAGCCATTACCCGTGCGTTTGATGACGATGTTGAGTTTCAGGAGCGCATGGCAGAACACATCCGGTACATGGTTGAAACCATTGCTCACCACCAGGTTGATATTGATTCAGAGGTATAAAACGAATGAGTACTGCACTCGCAACGCTGGCAGGGAAGCTGGCTGAACGTGTCGGCATGGATTCTGTCGACCCACAGGAACTGATCACCACTCTTCGTCAGACGGCATTTAAAGGTGATGCCAGCGATGCGCAGTTCATCGCATTGCTGATCGTCGCCAACCAGTACGGCCTTAATCCGTGGACGAAAGAAATTTACGCCTTCCCTGATAAGCAGAACGGCATCGTTCCGGTGGTGGGCGTTGATGGCTGGTCCCGCATCATCAATGAAAACCAGCAGTTTGATGGCATGGACTTTGAGCAGGACAATGAGTCATGTACGTGCCGGATTTACCGCAAGGACCGTAATCATCCGATCTGCGTTACCGAATGGATGGATGAATGCCGCCGCGAACCATTCAAAACTCGCGAAGGCAGAGAAATCACGGGGCCGTGGCAGTCGCATCCCAAACGGATGTTACGGCATAAAGCCATGATTCAGTGTGCCCGTCTGGCCTTCGGATTTGCTGGTATCTATGACAAGGATGAAGCCGAGCGCATTGTCGAAGATACTGCATACACTGCAGAACGTCAGCCGGAACGCGACATCACTCCGGTTAACGATGAAACCATGCAGGAGATTAACACTCTGCTGATCGCCCTGGATAAAACATGGGATGAAGACTTATTGCCGCTCTGTTCCCAGATATTTCGCCGCGACATTCGCGCATCGTCAGAACTGACACAGGCCGAAGCAGTGAAAGCTCTTGGATTCCTGAAACAGAAAGCCACTGAGCAGAAGGTGGCAGCATGATACCGGACATTATCCTGCAGCGTACCGGGATCGACGTGAGAGCTGTCGAACAGGGGGATGATGCATGGCACAAATTACGGCTCGGCGTCATCACCGCTTCAGAAGTTCACAACGTGATAGCAAAGCCCCGCTCAGGAAAGAAGTGGCCTGACATGAAAATGTCCTACTTCCACACCCTGCTTGCCGAGGTTTGCACCGGTGTGGCTCCGGAAGTTAATGCTAAGGCGCTGGCATGGGGAAAACAGTACGAGAACGACGCCAGAACCCTGTTTGAATTCACTTCCGGCGTTAATGTTACTGAATCCCCGATCATCTATCGCGACGAAAGTATGCGCACCGCCTGCTCTCCCGATGGTTTATGCAGTGACGGCAATGGTCTTGAGCTGAAATGCCCGTTTACCTCCCGGGATTTCATGAAGTTCCGGCTCGGTGGTTTCGAGGCCATAAAGTCGGCTTACATGGCCCAGGTGCAGTACAGCATGTGGGTGACGCGAAAAGATGCCTGGTACTTTGCCAACTATGACCCGCGTATGAAGCGTGAAGGCCTGCATTATGTCGTGGTTGAGCGGGATGAAAAGTACATAGCGAGTTTTGACGAGATGGTGCCGGAGTTCATCGAAAAAATGGACGAGGCACTGGCTGAAATTGGTTTTGTATTTGGGGAGCAATGGCGATGACGCATCCTCACGATAATATCCGGGTAGGCGCGATCACTTTCGTCTACTCCGTTACAAAGCGAGGCTGGGTATTTCCCGGCCTTTCTGTTATCAGAAATCCACTGAAAGCACAGCGGCTGGCTGAGAAGATAAATAATAAACGGGAGGCGGTATGCACAAAGCATCTCCTGTTGAGTTAAGAACGAGTATTGAGATGGCACATAGCCTTGCTCAAATTGGAGTCAGGTTTGTGCCAATACCAGTAGAAACAGACGAAGAATTTCATACGTTAGCCACATCCCTTTCACAAAAGCTGGAAATGATGGTGGCGAAAGCAGAAGCAGATGAGAGAGACCAGGTATGACAACCACTGAATGCATTTTTCTGGCCGCGGGCTTCATATTCTGTGTGCTTATGCTTGTCGACATGGGGCTTGTTCAGTGACACCTCAGCAGGAAAACGCCCTTCGCAGTATTGCCCGTCAGGCTAATTCTGAAATCAAAAAAGCCAGACAGCAGTTTCCGGATAAAAACGTCGATGACATTTGCCGTAGCGTACTGAAGAAGCACCGCGAAACGGTAACGCTGATGGGATTCACACCGACTCACTTAGGTCTGGCAATCGGTATGTTAAACGGCGTCTTTAAGGAACGGTGAACATGAAAAGCAAAATCATCAGGGAGCTACAGGCTCCTTTTTTATTATTCGCATTCACCCTCAAGCGTATTAACCAACCATTCAGGGATTAATGGAAGATGGCAGACATCATTGATTCAGCATCAGAAATTGAAGAATTACAGCGCAACACAGCAATAAAAATGCGCCGCCTGAACCACCAGACTATATCTGCCACTCATTGTTGTGAGTGTGGCGATCCCATAGATGAGCGAAGACGCCTGGCCGTTCAGGGTTGTCGGACTTGTGCAAGTTGCCAGGAAGTTCTGGAGCTTATCAGTAAACAGAGAGGTTCGAAGTGAGCGAAATTAACTCTCAGGCACTGCGTGAAGCGGCAGAGCAGGCAATGCATGACAACTGGGGATTTGACGCGGACCTTTTCCATGAGCTGGTAACACCATCGATTGTGCTGGCACTGCTGGATGAACGGGAAAGAAACCAGCAATACGTCAAACGCCGCGACAAGGAGAACGAGGATATTGCACTAACGGTAGGGAGGCTGCGCGTTGAGCTGGAAGGCAAACACAGGCGCATTACTGAGCTGACAATGTGGATTAAGCGACTGAGTTCCTCTCTCAAAAACGCAAAACCAGACAGCAAGTTGCCGGATGACGCAATGATCTGGCTAAATAATGAAGGGCTTACCAGTATAGAGGATATTTTACGATGAGCACTTTTACCATGGAATGGCTACAAAATACGATTACCAGTATTGAGTCAGCACGAGATGAAATGCCATTCGGACTCGATAACGATCAAGCACACATGCTTACAGCATTTAAAATCGCTCTCGCCTCACTGGAACGCGAGCGGGTTCGCCACGAGCATGCCAAATGGTCTGACTCCACATTTGGCTGCGTTGGCCCCATTGGTCCACTGAAACCCCTCTCAAAAGAGGCTCTGGAAGCCGCAGCCGAACCTGACGATCTCAGCGAGTGGGCTGATATGCAGTTCCTGTTGTGGGATGCACAGCGCCGTGCCGGTATCAGTGATGCTGAAATTACCGCTGCTATGGAAAATAAATTGAAGATCAACATGGAGCGTCAGTGGCCTGAACCAAAAGATGGTGAGCCTCGTTTGCACATTAAAGAACCCGGCAACTCTCCGGTAACTCCGGATGGTTGGATAAGCTGTAGTGAGCTAATGCCAGATGATGGTCAGCACGTAATTATTTTATGTGATGGCGCATTCGTTCTTTATGCGCAATATCGAGACGGAGAGTTTTTCGATATTGTCCGCAATGGTGATGAATTTTTCGAAACACAGAGTCGCAATGTAACCGACTGGATGCAACTACCAGAACCTCCTCTTTGATAGCTAAGCTTATACATATCTTTTACATCAGCAATCTATTGTTAATCTCCAATCAATGTTACGTTGTCATCTCTCTCATGCTTTGGAGGTAGTGATATGTCTTGTCCAAAATGCGGTTCTGGAAATATTGCAAAAGAAAAAACAATGCGTGGATGGTCTGATGATTATGTGTGCTGCGATTGCGGATACAACGACTCTAAAGACGTATTTGGAGAGCGTGGTAAAAACGATTTTGTCAAAATTAATAAAGAACGCGAAGGCAACGAAAAAAGCTAATTTATTTATTCATATATGAAAACAATGTAACCAATATTCGAATTGAAGAACTGAAAGAACACCAAGCCGCCTGATGGCGGTTTTTTTATTGGAGACAAGAAATGTCAGATTTGGCTATGAAGGTTTTGAAATGGCAATCGACTGGCGATGTTGGCATCAGTAGCACAACTCTTGCCTCAATCGCATGTGGACTGAAAAAGAATATCTATGGTCATCACTTCGGCGCTCCCCATGACGCAGCCGATTTCAGACGATGCGTTGCACTTGTTGAGCAGATTCCAGAAATCAGAGATTCATTCAACAAGGTTGCAAAGCGCGTTCCGGCATTCAAAGGAATCCTCAACGAATGGGATTCCCTCGTTGCTCTGTTGAAGTCTGAAATGAAGATACACGGAAACAAAGCACCAGAGACTTACAGAAGAATCAGCGAGCTACGCAAGGACTAACCATGAAATAACACCGCCTCACACTCGGTGAGGCCTGTTCATTGCTCAATGATATCCAGACCTACCATCGCCGCATCAATGCGGCTTTTTCTTGCGTGTAATTGCGGAGACTTTGCGATGTACTTGACACTTCAGGAGTGGAACGCTCGCCAGCGACGCCCAAGAAGCCTTGAAACAGTTCGTCGATGGGTGCGCGAATGCAGGATATTCCCTCCTCCGGTTAAGGATGGAAGAGAGTATCTGTTCCACGAATCAGCGGTAAAGGTTGACTTAAATCGACCAGTAACAGGTAGCCTTTTGAAGAGGATCAGAAATGGGAAGAAGGCGAAGTCATGAGCGCCGGGATTTACCCCCTAACCTTTATATAAGAAACAATGGATATTACTGCTACAGGGACCCAAGGACGGGTAAAGAGTTTGGTTTAGGCCGAGACAGGAGGATAGCAATCACTGAAGCAATACAGGCCAATATTGAGTTACTCTCAGACAGCGGACGCAAATCACTAATAGACAGAATTAAAGGCGGTGACGCAATCACTCTTCATGTGTGGCTTGACCGATATGAAACAATCCTCACCGAAAGGGGGATCAGGCCGAAAACTCTACTCGACTACGCCAGCAAAATCAGGGCAATCCGAAGAAAATTGCCGGACAAACCGCTCACTGACATATCAACGAAAGAAGTGGCAGCAATGCTAAACACCTACGTAGCAGAAGGTAAAGCAGCTTCCGCAAAATTAATCAGGTCAACCCTTGTTGACGTTTTTCGTGAAGCAATAGCCGAGGGGCATGTGGCAACGAATCCGGTAACAGCAACCCGTACAGCAAAGTCAGAAGTAAGGCGCTCAAGGCTGACAGCTAATGAGTATGTCGAGATTTACCATGCAGCCGAACCTCTCCCTATCTGGCTAAGGCTGGCGATGGATTTGGCCGTCGTTACAGGGCAGAGAGTCGGCGATTTGTGCAGAATGAAATGGTCAGACATAAACGACAACCATCTTCACATTAAACAGAGTAAAACAGGGGCTAAACTCGCCATTCCGCTAACGCTAACGATTGACGCGCTCAATATCTCATTGGCTGATACACTACAGAAATGCAGGGAGGCCAGCAGCAGTGAAACTATAATCGCATCAAAGCATCACGATCCGCTTTCCCCGAAAACAGTATCAAAGTATTTTACAAAGGCGAGAAATGCATCTGGCCTCTCATTTGATGGAAACCCGCCAACATTCCATGAACTGCGTAGCCTGTCAGCGAGGCTATACCGGAACCAGATTGGCGATAAGTTTGCTCAACGTCTTCTCGGGCATAAATCAGATTCAATGGCGGCGCGGTATAGGGACAGCCGTGGACGGGAATGGGACAAAATTGAAATCGACAAATGA